ATCTGCCCGTAATACGTTTCCATATCAATTCCTCTCTGTTGATAGATGCCTGAACCTTAATGCAGGCATCTATCAGTGGCAATTAGACTAAAGGTTAAGATTCAAGCGCGATGTGCTCGGCTTTCAGGCGATCAAACCACAACCGATGATACAGGCGTTCAAGCTCTTGCTTGCGGTGCTGGTAGTCATAGCCAAGGTCGATCAGCGAAGTATTGGCGCGCTGCAGTGAAAGCAATGCCTGTTGCTCAACTGGAGTTAAGCTATCGCGCACAGATTCAACACCGTTTTCTGCTTTGAACTCTTTGGCAGTCTTTCCGATCAGGACGCGATAGATCAGGTTGTTCTCGTTGCTGAAGTGGTAGTGCTTCGCGGTCTTTCCTTCCAGCTGCTTGAGATTAGCAACTGCGTCAGTCATTGGCAGGTATTCGTCTTTGATGGTTTGGCGTGTAGCAATGGCTTTTGCTTTCTCTATATCGCCCCTTGCAACGGACTGAAACGTCTTATAGACGGTGATCTCAAAAGATGGATCAATCCATGCGGCATAGCGGATAGCAACAAGCTCAGAAGCGTAGGTGCCTTGATTCTTACCGCCCTTAACAGAATTCACCGATGCTATCTGAGTAGCATCGCTATTCAGTGCAGCAACAAATGCTTGCACAGGTTCCGATTTGAGAAAGTTTGCAGGTCTTTGGCTTGATGTTGCATTTCCGGCTGAAACTGCAGCCTTGTGCAGATCATTAAGAGAAAAACGGCCTTCGGAGTCTTGGCGCACGTTAACGCCAGCAATAGACAATGCGGTCATATAAACCTCGTCTCAGGTTTCGCCTATGAGGTATGCGGCAAGATGGTAGACGTTGCCATCTGTTCGGGGATCAGCCTAGCCGCACATTTATTATAGCAGATTAAGAACGGATGCCGATATACCAGCCGAGCGGTGGTGTTTCGTTCGTGATCGGGTCGAGCATGACTATCTGATGCTCACGACCATTCAGCCGAACTTTGCCATCCATTGCCGGGGCGAAGTCCAGATTCTCAGCCAGTAACAGAACGTCCGACTCAACAATGTAGCCGCCAGCAGCGTACTGGTTTTTCCGGTTAGTTGATGCTTTGAACGAGTTAAACGGGTGCTCTTTGTCTGGCTCTACAACTGGGTTTTGCTCAGTTCCAGTTACGGATCCTTGCTCGATGTAAACCGTATCACCCTGCCCGTACTTATCGGCAAGGCGCGTCATCAGGTTGCGGCCACGGTTGTATAGACTCATGCTCTCGCCACCAGAAACTGATTCGCACCGCTACCAGAGTCGTTGCCACCAACGTAATCACGCAGCAGCATATTAAGCTGCGTGTAAATCGGAGACATAACGCCTTTGTCCGAGTAGCTGACCGATACCGCACCGGCCACTGATTCCTGAGTCACAAAAGGCTCAATCGCTGCCAGTGGATCACCGCCTGAATTGTAGATTAAAGCGCATACCAGTTGCGCAGTCTTGATTTTATCAGGCACTACGTCATCAGCAACGCCAGTGATGCCAGTTCTCGGCCATTCAATAGGCTGCAAAGGATCAGTCTTTGCTCCGCTAAACGGTTGCAGCTCCAGCCAGTCAAGGGAGCGCGTAAGCAGAACATCCTCAGTAGCCGTTAGCGTAATACCGCGCGCAGCTGCATAAGCCGTTAAATCTGCTGTGTCGTTGTAGCCTACGATTGCCATCAGAATAGCTCCTCGTACATAACGGTTAGCATACCTTTTGTATCCCCCTGTGTAATGCTATCCATAGCAAGCCAGAACGTCTGACCAGCTGCAACGCCTGAGCGTTCGTCGTTCGGGCTGTAGTTGTTCGTGTTCCTGTTAACGTTGCCGTCAGTTTTAACTATGGTTCCGTTTCGGGGCCAGTCTGTTGACCTGAAAATGTCAGTGCCGATAGCCCACTCAACGCCTACCTGTGTTGCTGGATGATATGGCAAGCCAGAATCTGTTAGATTTCCGTTTACAGGTGTTATTCTTTCGAGTGGCGCAAGCGTTCCCGTAAAAGTCACGTTAGCAGGAATATCTGGAAAGACCCGGTAAGCAAAACCACCCTGGTAAAGCTCCGGCCTGCGTACGAACACGTTAAGAGCATTGACACTATTGAACTTTAGAACAAGCTGCTGACCAGCGGGCAAAGTAGGAACTGAAGCGCTCCACAAATCACCGAACTCGAAGAATAGCCGGAACTGACGGTTTTCTTCGAAGCTCGTTTGTTGAGGGTCAACCTTAACCCTTTCTGTATTACCTTTGAATCCGGTAAAAATCTCTTTAGGCATACCCTTTACAGGGTTTATGTTTCCATCTAAAGGCATAAGTTACCCCGTAAAAAAGGGCGGCTATTGCCGCCCCGTTCTTTTAAGCCTGAGCAGTTTCAGAGCTTTGGTTTTGCTTTCCACCAGTCTTCACTGGCTCAAAGTACTCCGGCTTTTCTTTTGCCGGGCCTTTGAAGTCTACAGTATCACCGGGATTAAACAGTTTGCCGTTATGAAAGCACTTCTTAGTAGTCTTGCATAACATTCTAGCTCTCCTTGTTGCCCATAGTAATACCGGCAGTAACTTTGCCAGTGGTAGGCGCCGTGCCTGTCACCGTGTAGTTAAGGCGAAGATAGCGATCCGTGCTTGTTGGCACTACTTTGAAGTCAAAGTTTTTGCCAGCAACCAGATCAGATAGCGCGATAGTCTGCTCGGTCAGATTCTTTGCAGTGCCAAAGGCAACATCAGAATCAGTCTGAATTGATACCGTCAGGCTGGTCAGGTTGTTGAAATCTTCATTAACCATAACCAGAAGAGGCAGACCAATGCCGCGACCAACATCACGGCTTACACCAAGGTCGATAACGTTGGTTGAAACTGCAGTTGCAGTGATTGCCTGCTGATCAGAAAAAACAGCTGTAGAGTCAATAATCATACTACTCGCGCCTCCGTGTTCAGGATTGCGTCAACTTCACGGATTGGAATACCGCGATAGGTCATAACTTGCTCGCCTTCAATCTCTGTCGCGCTCAGGCGTACAAAGTTGTCAGTTGTGCCTGCATTTGTTGCCAAGGCATCAAGGGCTTCCATAGTGTCGCTGTTGCAGTAAATTGCAGCACGACCACCAGGAACACGACGTTGATATAGCGCGTAATACGCTTTGCGCAGGAACTTGTACAGATCAACAGTGCCAGCAGCCATATCAGATACATCGATATTGGCAATACGTGAAACATAACGCCAGTCTCGAACAGTCAGGCCCATGTCCCACATAAACTGCTCACGAACAACACGGTAATTTGAACCGTCAGCCAGAGTTTTAGTCTCTTCACCCAAGTCCTTGCGCTGAAGGCCGGCCATAGAACCTTTTGGGTACAGACCGTGAACAGTATTTGAACCCCAAACAACCATCCAGATGGAAGTATTATCAGAACCAGTGCCGCCAGCATCAATAATCTGACCGCCATTCTCTGCGCTTAAGTCATTGAAGCGAGGAGCAAGACCAGTAAACTTCGCAGCATCATCAGCCTCATTGCCATAAAACATCGTTTGAGCCATTTCATTAGACATGCCCTGCAAGAATGCTTGCGCCTCATTCAGACGGAACTGCGGGGCGGTATCGCCAGCAAGAGCGACCAGCTTAGCGTCAATCTCAGACCATGCTTCAAGCTGGCCTGTTGTGTCGGTTACTTGCTTAACGGTTGACTTGCTAGGCTGAACACCTTGGTAAAGCTTGCGCCAAGTTGCATCAGGCAAACCAGTACGAACAGCTGTAATGTTTTGAGTGCCATCGTTACACTCAAGGACAGTTGCGTCAGACAGGATTGGGTTAATCTCTGCCAGCATCTCAATGATAGCGGCAGCGACTTGGCCGTCTGCGCCTTTCTGTTTGTACACATCAATCAGTGACGGGTACGTGTTTCCAATAGTAGCCATAGCCTACCTCTTATTTCTTCGGATAAAAAATATCTGCAGTGGATTCACTGCCATTCTGAGGCGCACCCGCACCTTGACTACCAGCAGAACCCCCGCCGGTAGCGCCATAGCCCGCAATAAAGCCCTGGTATTCTTCTGACTCGGTAATCACCCGCTTCAGATCGTCAACACTTGCAACCGATTCGCCGCGAACAGTGAACTCGCCTTTTTCGATATCAACGTCAAACTCAAAATCGACTTTCAGCAACTTTTTAAGCTGCTTGCGTCGAGTTGCGTCAACCGGCTTAACTTCATCGAGAATGCTGTCAATGTAGTTTGTGATCTTCTCCTGCTTCGTCATATTCAGCAGGTCGGCAAACTTCTTGCGTTCATCTTCAACAGCTTGACGCTTCTCAGCTTCACGCTCATCAGCAAGACGCTTCAAAGTTTCATTGTCACCTTCAGCCTTTGCCTTTGCTTCTTCCAGCTCCCGGTAAGACTCTTTAGACTCGGCAAGCTTGTCAGAGACCTCTTTCTTCTCTGCCTTCAGGTTCTCATTCGTCACCTTCAAACCGGCAACCTCCTGATCCACCTCTTCCTGCTTCCAAACTGTAATTGTCTTACCTTCGTGTTCGATCTCAAACGGCATGATTAACCCCTGTAATCAGTCGTGCTGTAGCGACCTGCTACAACTTTAGTCTAATAATATCACAACTCTGGAATATCCGGCATTACCTGTGCCGCGTCTTCCATCAGCTGTTCGTTTGTCTTGTCTTTCGGCAGCTCAATACGACCTTGTCGGATCATGTGCAAGGCAGCATCCGAACCGTACAGAATCTGACCAGCTACAATCGCCTGCAGCGTCTGAGCGTCTAAGCCTGAGTCAAAGAAGTCGGTATTCAGCGAGTAAGTCACGCTATCAGGATTCTCGCCTATGAATCTCGCCATGCTTTCCAATGTTGCTTCGATATCCTCAGACAGATCAGAAACAACATCGTCAAGCTGGCTTGTCTCTGTTCCAGCCCTGATACGGGCAGCCTCTGCAGTCTCAACACCGCCTGACTTCTGCACAACGGCAGCACCAATTGCTGCGATCTCCTCGGCTTTATCTTGACGCACAACTCGAACTAGCGGGCGTTCTTCAGCCTGCACAATCGTCAGGCTTCCACCCTTGGTCATGGTGCCGATACGGCCGCCCAGCTTGAACTCACCTGGGTTGTTAGCTTTCCACTCTTCTGCGGTGGTTTCGCCAATATCAAGGTGCAGGTTTGGCGACCCGATAACATCCACCTGATCCTCAAGGCGAGCTGTGTTCCAGTAGTGCGCAAGGTTTAATTCTGCAATCGGCTGAAGCGGTGCTGTTTCAAGCTCTCTCACACCATGAAGCGGAATGTAGTCGAACGTAGCTCCACCAGACTGTCTCGGCTCAAATCGATCAGTGATTGTCTTGCCGCTTTCGTCCAACAGCTCCTGAGAGTAAATGCCATCGGTCAATCGAAGTACGCGATAAACCGACTTGTAGTCGTGGCCGAACTCGTCTTCTGATGTGTTCTCGCTCTCCCGCAGCACAGCAAGCACCAGCGTCTTTTTGCCGCCAATAGAGGCAAACCGCCAGTTAATCAGACACTCAGCAGGATAACAGGCAGCTACTGGTCGGAGATTCAGTTCGCGCTCCTGCTGCCGGGATAGTCCGGGCTGCGCAGAAGGATAATCGGCCAGAAACACAAAACGGCTTTTGCGCATCCGCTGCTCAACAGCTTTCTTTGCCACCTGGTCGATACTATCACCAGAGCCGTCAAAATCTTCCAGCAATGGAAGCATAGAATCAGGCACTTCGTAATTTGCAGGCTTGCGGAATACCATGCCCTGCAGCACAGACTCAGTCCGGCCAGTGTAATTAGTGTAATACGCTCGCTGGCAGAATGCCAGATAACGCTCAGGCTCGTCAGATGCCCACGGCTCAGGCAGGTAAACGGTAGGCTTTTTACGCAAAGCAGGCGAGCCAATGGCAGCATCTTCAGTGCGCTGCCAGTCCGGCAAATGCAAGTCATATTCAGGGTGTGTAGTCGTAACGCCTGCCATTCTCAAAACTCCAGTAATTTAGACTAAAGTCTAACACCTAAAACAGCTTGAATGAAACTTTCGGTAGCTCTGAAGACTCAACCAAGTGAGGGCAGGCACCCATGATGAAGGCATCCGCCAAGTCTGGCGATTCAGTTGTCTTAAGCCTGCGCTTCATTGCCTCTTTCTTCTCGACCATATCCTTTCCTCTCGCTGAAGTAACGCGGTGCGGCATTGATAGCTCACGCTTCAACTTCTCAAGGTCTTGCAGCTCAGAACTTATGCTGATTAGTTCGTGCGGCTCATACTTGCGCCCCTTGGTGATAGCGTTATATGTGTTTCTGAGACGGTCGGCAACGCTAGTCCATGCCTGAGCCTTGCGGTTCTCGAATTTATCACCGTTGGTTACTTTTTCGCTGTAATAGTTACCAGGATCTTTTGGTGACTCTCCAGCGTGAAACTTGAAATAGCCAGACTTAATGCCATTCGTCTTCAGTGTGGAGCCAACACCTGCGCCAACACCGATACAGTCATAAGCGAATACGCCATTGCCAGCGTGTGACCATGCTCGCATAGCTGACTCATCAAGCTCATCCTCTCCAGCCTTCCATGCGTCAAGATTCACAGCGATAGCTCCATCAAATGACACAGCACAGCATCTATCACCACCATCATCGGCAACGTCATAGCCAACATTACGCGCACCACTCATATCAATATCAAGCTTCAGGTGAGCATCAACGGCAGCCTCAATCCATGTCATTTTGATATAGCTCAGAGAGTCATTGGATCGCGGAACACCAAGATAAATATGGGTGGCTTCTTCGTGATCTTCTTCAAACTCAGACTCAATATCACGCCTTGCGCCTTCACCAAGAAAGACGTTCTCCGGGTAGTTAATCTTACGGACAAGAAAACCTTTAGGCGGTGCAACAATAAGACGCTGATATGAGTAGTCCGTCACCAAATTGGGGTTCATGGTGAATAGCATCTCAGCACCTTCGTTACGCATGATCGTAGGACGAATGGTCTGGAACGCCTCTTTAACGAGGTTGTGACTTTCCTCGTTCCACCAATCAGTAGCCCCCTCAAAAGACTTGATCTCGTCAACATTGCGAGCGATACCGTAGAATCTGAACAGAGAGCCGTTATCAACATGCTCAATGGCATCAGCATAAATCTTGAACTTGTGCGTCAATCCGAAGGCGTGAATCTTATCTACCAGAAGGGTGTAAACAGAGTCAGAGATTCGGTTCTGAAACATACGGGTACACAGAACGCGGCGGGTGAGAAAGTTTGATTTTGCTATCAGGAATCCGGCCGCATCGTGCGACTTTGAAGATGCCCTACCACCGTAAAGAACCCGGCCAATGACCGGGTCTCCTTCGGGTGTTTTTGTCGCAGTCCAGAAAGACTTAAGATTCGGGTTTAGGGTCTGACGCATAGAAGTCTTCTAATGTGCGCGGCTCTTTTGGACTCATTGAGCCATCAGATGAAGTGTGGTCAAACTTGGTTGCAGAATCCCAGCCCTGCATTTTTGATAGCTGCTGAATAGCTGCCATTGGATCGTGCATTTCCAGCTTATTACCGAGCTTTGTTGATGTTACAGACTTGATAGAAGCTGCCGCAGCATCGACCATCTCTTCGCTGTTCAATATACGCCAGCTTGAAGCTATAACAGGATCGCCATCTTCATCCTCACCTACTTGGTTCTCAGCGAACTCTGCAATATCCGTTATCTTTGTTCGCGCTATAAGAGAAAGCCGCTCTAAAGCCTCATCTCGCGTCATAATGGCTGCGTTTACTTCATCTTTTCTGACTGAATCCATAAAAGCTGAAACCTTAGGATTGTTGAGGATCTCGCTAACACAAGCATCAGCAGTTTCATCAGTCTTAGCCTTGCCACCTGCAGCGTAATAAGCCTGACGATTTGATTTATTAAGTCCAGATAAAACCTCAGTACAAAGGCGCTTTTGCAGTGGCGTTAACTCATCAAACAGTCGTTCCTGTTCCTCTGTTAATGCCATATCAATCCTTTTTCTTTCTGTACATAAACATCAGAATCAACATAACAACGCTCAATGGCGGGAACACCATCAGGCCTGCCAGAGTCACAGACCACGCAAAAAATAACCATATAGCTCTCATATCAGTAACTCCAAATGTGCGGACGTGGCCGCGACCAAATGCCTTCTAGGTCGTCCAAATGAATAAATCGGACATCGCCTTTCTGACTTACTCCGACACCAGTAAATCCATGATTAATAGCCAATCCCACCAGCTGATAAGCGTCAGATCCGCTAACAACAACATCACACGCCCGGCCGCTTGCATGTGATCCAGGTGAAACCTTTCTAGCTTCAATGCTGTGCATTGGTGAGCGATAACCAGAGCTTATCACCATTGGCTTTCCGTACTCGTTACGCAGAGACTGTAGGCGATCCATGAAGGATTTCACCATCTTATTTTCGCTGGTTTCACGGCAATCAAACTCTGACTTGCTGAAGTTAGGATAAATTGACCAATCTATTTCATCCACAGCCTAACCCCTCCATGCTTAGAGCAAGTTCCCTTGTCACGCTCGCTTGTACTGTACGTGCCGTCTTTGCACATCGCTGAAACAGCTGGAACGTAATCTTTGATCTCAGCGCGCAAACGATCCTCAAAAGACTTGCTTGCTGTAGCGATAGACATACCCATAAGCACTATGACAATAACGCAGGCAACAAAAGCTATTGATTTTGCTTTGGACTTCATTTATCAATCCTTTTCTCAACGGCTTTGACTGTGATTTTTCTCACAGTCTGAACACCCATGAACCCAATCAGTCCGCCTATGAACATGTGCCACTGATCAGATAAGCCCATTGCTGAAATTGCACTTCCGGCAGCCAGGGTTAACGCCCCGCATATAACTGCCTCAAGAGCCATTCTCGACCAGTCAGTCTCCTGCTTGTCGTAAATAACTCTAAGCATTGCTACAACAACGGCCATCAAAACACCGGATAACCATGGCGGCATGTGTTTTATCATTGTTATCCAGCTATCTGGGTTGTGAGGCATTGATCGTCTCTTTGTCATTATGCGTCTCAGGTGCGTTGAGGCATCCTGCCGCTAATTAATCATGCCTAAATAATAACAGATAACCGGATACACGCGAATTGCTAGCTTTCTGGCAGCTTTCCAAGGCCAGCGTCGTAAAGCGCTTCTATCAGCTCATGCGGCTGGTAGTTGTCGTGCAATTCAGCTTCTACATGCAAAGCTGCGTCTTTCCACATTTCGCGGTCTGATTTGATTGGACTGAAACCGGATAGCGAATCAAGCCCGGTAACACCACCATTCTCAAGCTCAAATATATGCTTGCCGCTAGCGCCGATACCGACATAAAACATTACAGCACCGCCTGAAGATACTGCCCAATCATTAGGCTCGGGCTTCCAATCGCCGCCAATACACTCACCATTACGCGCTTCAAGCATATTAAACGCCTCTTCTTCCCCCGGTGTTACTTCTGGTTCAGGACGTTGCTCTATTGCTTTATCAGACCCACGTATAAACTCACCATCTGATGCTTTTGAGCCATATTTTACAGCATGCTCTGAAAACCCTATTACTCCATGTTCTGGCTTATCTAAAAACCAATACCAAGCACCTGTCTTCTGATCCTGTGCAAGCCAATCAGCCCAATCAGGCGCATCATCCCAGCTCGGCTTATTCTGAAGCTTTGCTTTGCGGACTTCTACTTCGGAGCGAGAAAAAACATGACAAATATCGCCAAATGAATCTATTTCTCTACATGGCGTTTGCAAAAACTTTACCTTGCCGTCAAAGGTGGCAGGGCCAATCTTCCATACCGCAAACTGCATATCATTTTTTTCAGGCCACTTAAAATAATTCCTTACAACTGCATCAAGCTGCTCTTGTCTTGTCATGCTCATTTTTCTACCCCATAAAAAAAGTCAGAACACTAACCGGGTGGAAGAAGGCAACAAAGCAAGCCTATTCGGATAATGTCCTGACCGTTTTTAGCTTTGTTTGGTTTTACGGCTTCCACACCGTATTCATTATATTGTAGCAGATTTCTCTGCATCTTTGACCAACTTTCTAACATCAAGCCATGCTCGCTTTGCGGCCTTTGCTCGTCCAGCGTTAAACATCCCTTTAAGCTTTTTATAGCTTTTTTAGCGATCTTTAAATCTCTCTTCAAGAATCTTTAGATGCTCAATATCAACGCTCATAAATACTCCAAATAAAACCTGTAATCATCTTAGCAGACAATGGCAGGTTTGGTATTAGCATTTGGTCTAAATTTAAACAGGGACAACCGTCACATTTCCGCGCAGCTTCCGAGTGTAAATCACGTCAGAGTTTTTCTTTACGCGGATAGGCTCTGGAACATAGAAAACAACGCCTTTATCCGTGTCTGCAGAAATCGCATTAAGCACCTGGTTTCCGTTCACATAAACATAGACAGGCATACCTACTTCAATTGTGTTTTCTACGGTGTAAAGCATAAATCACCTATTCCTTTCTCATCCGACAAAATACTTAACAGCCATACCGTAAGAAACCATTGCCAGCAGAGGCCATGAGCATTCAATAAGCGCAACAAAACAAATCCTGTATAGCTCCAACCCTTCTAATCTGTTTTCATCTAATTTTTCCAGTCGCACGATATTCCTCCAGATCGAATTCCACTCCAAACGGCGCAGCGAGTGCCGTCATCAAGATTAACAATCTCAATTTTCCCACCAAGGACACTATCCTGTGTTGGCTCAGCCTTAGAAACCTTGACTGAATCACACCCATACAAAGCAAACGACACTAGGACAAGCAAAACGTATTTCATAAATCACCTTTCTTTAAGCATAAGAGGTCTAATGACGGGTTCGGTGACCAGTCATTAGACCTATATTTTTTATTAATCTTTATCAAAGAATTCAGAAATGTCTGGGCTTGACGGCCATTTGTCAATCTTTCCAGAACCGTCAACCTTAAGGTTGATATAGTCACCATAATCACCAGGAATCAGGAGATTTGGCACATAATTCTCTTCAATTTGCGCGACTGTATGACCATCGGAATCATTAAGATAGTAACTTCCAGTATCGCATACTTTCATGTACGCGCTATGCTCTTGACCGTCAGGCCAATTTTTAATAACTCCGGTTTCAATATCAATTTCCAATGTAAGAATCCCTCCAGCTAAGCCTGGAAATAGCGGCGAAATATCGTCATCTTCACTATCTCCAATGTGGCGCGGCTCTACCTGCAAAATAAGAGTCTTGATATAAATCTCTTTTTCAACCTTTATAAGTGCTTTCATTCTTACTTCCTCGCTATATGTCCAGAGCTGGTATCTGGGTTCTGATAGGCACAACAACTCTAAGCCCTACAGCTGTAAGGTTTAGCTGTTATGCCGCTATGTCAGTCGCAGTATATCTTGGGACTTTAAGGCAGAGTATTAGACCAAGGTTTAATTACATTAGATGGTGATATTTTTCAGGCATAGGCTCATACTGATTATTAAGAAGACTTCTTTTCTGATTGAAAGCATCCTTCCTTTGATCGTTGTTTTTGTTTTTGAAAGACTGAACGCCATAGAAAAGAATTAGCTTTGACTCTAACTCCCTAGCCTCTCTTTCAGAAAGACCATCGGCAACAATAAAAACTATTTCTTCCTTGTCGAATCCTTGGTTTTTCATCCTTCTTAGCTCAGCCATGTGAGCAGGGCTTCTCTTGAACGTGTAAGCCCGACCTCCCTGACCCATTCCAACATAGAACGGAAACCCAAAAGTCATAACCTCCAGCATGGTGTATCTTTTTTTATGCCTAGGATCTCCGTGCATATAAACGTAATAATCAGCAGGATCGTCGCTGTAAGACTCAAAAAGATAAGACCAGTCCTCAAACATAAGATCGTTTAGTATCTGGTTGTAGCGCTTGCTTTGGAAGTTTTTTGCCTTTGCTTTTGAAAGTGGCGCATCTTCTTCTTTTCTTTTTAGAAGAATTCTCGTTATCGCCTTCCTGATATTTATTAGAGTTTTGCTATCAGATTTTTCTAATAGCTTTTGGACTTGGTTGTAATCCATGCATTGAACCTCGCTCAAGAGTTGAGACGAGGCGGAACTACCTGAAAACAGGCTCGGACTGCTGCCGATTTAAAGATGCCTTGTTATACTCAAAGCTTAACCCAGAATCATACTTTAGTCTAACGCGATTCAACCCAATCAATCAGAGCCTCGTCCAGATAGCGCGATACCGTCTCATAGTTCACAGGAGCGTCATCACAGGCGATTCTCTTTAATCCTGCGTAAACGTATGACTCAGGTCTTAATTGCTCTGAAGCTGCAAGGTAGCAGCTTGCTAGATTAACTCTTGCCTTATGCCTTAGCGTTAAACCGTTGAACTGTGTGCTAATCATAAATACCTCTAATGCTTATTGGACGGCAGGCACTAGGATTCCAACCTAGATTGCCTGCTTTTAAACTTTCCGCGAATCAAACGCGCTTTTTATCATCGCCTGAAAGCCATCCACAGGAGTCATATCGAATAGTGACGCTCAAGCCCAGTGCACAAAGACTTAAGAGCCTTAAAATTCCTTTTAGACCATACCTCCGCCAATAAACACTAAAAGCCTTTACCGCCACGGCAGGCCAAACCGATGTGGGAAAATGCCTAAACCCGGCTTGCAGATTATCCCGGCCAGTGTGCTCTTCAGTAAGTAGTCCTTCAGATATCGCAGATCAGAACAATACCGTCAGGCTGCGTCATCGCTACACTGGCCTCGTTTGCGCGACCATTAGCCCGAAGGCATACTCTGCCAGAGTCGCGGCGCTATGGGTGCGCTATTAAATGGAAACTGGAGCGTTAGGCCGGATTTGAACCGGCGGCCTGAGACTTGGAAGGACTCCGCTCTAACCTGCTGAGCTACTAACGCAAAATTCGCCAGACGCTTCACAGCGTGTTCAGGCTGGACGGTTACGAACCCGCCCCGTTCTCGTAGATCACCTAACTTTCGGTTGGTGTTCGGCAATGCAATGGCCGGTGCTGATCTCCGGCATGTGGAGTGTCTTACAGTATGTGTTTACCCCGACTCTCACGGCTGCTAGGCTCCGGTTTTTCCTTGAGGCTCCACACTTTAGCCCCATAAGTCGCGCATCAGCCTGCGCATTCACTGCATTGGTAAGCTGCCTCTGTCCTGCTGCAGTAAGGCAAATCGTTACAGCTAGCCAGGAGTCGAACCTGAATCACATAATCACACCCACAAGCTCAATAGAGGATTTACGGTGCTTTCTGCTGCGCTGATCTGTCCACGATCAAAGACAGCTTACCGATGGCCTCTGATACGCTCAGAGGTAGGCGCAGCTTTTACTTCTGCTGATCGAAGGCTTTAGGGTTTCACCTACCGTCTTTCCGGCTGTCATTTTGTCGGGTATTCCGTGCCTGCTAGGCACAAAACAACTATAGCAAAATTTTATCTAGCAATGGTATTAGACAAAGGTCTAATGTGGCTGCCTATCTGAGATAACGGCATCATCAGCAGCTTGGTCGATACTTCTTCAATCGGCAGCTTAATCTCACCGGATGGCTTACTGTATCGGTAAATCTTCCGGCCTGACTTGCCTTTCTCTACCGACGAAACGACACGGCGCTCTTTCTCCAGCTTGCTCAACTGGTTTTTAATCGCCTGCTCTGATCCGGGGTTGTCGAGCAGCTGGATAATCTCTCTGATAAGCAGGCCGCCCGATGAATGAACGATATCCTCAATGGCCTGCAGCTCATCCTCTACTTCTTTGCGCGTCCTTTTTCTGCCTGACCGCTCAACTGCAACCTTGGCCTGATGTATTGCGCTTTTGGAGCACCGGCAGTATTCGGCCATTTCACGCTCTGTCATCCGGTGCTGATTGTTTCGTACGAATAATTCACGCTCATCCCTTGTCATTTTTTACGCTCCTGGCGTTTCTGCATCAAGCGAACACTGAGCATTGCGTGTGCGTGTTGTCTATCTTGCTTGGTCATTTTCCGTACTTCTCAAAAACGGCCTGAGCAAAGCCTCTTGGGGTTGCAGACCTTATATTTTTAGTTCGCAGCGATTTTCCACCTAGTTTTTTCCAGCCTGGATAATCCTTTATCGAGTCAACAGGTTTTTTATCTGGAAGCTCAAATCCACATCCAGACCATAGGCAAGTTTTTTTTGGGTATGCGTCCTGGTGCGGGATAATCTCAGGCCAGTCTGGATGCGCGTCATCTTCAGAGAGATAGCCGCCAAAGTCTGAAGGATTAAAAGAGTAATCAGGCTCTCCAAAAATTGAACTGAAGACTGAAACCGGATTCTCAAAAAACCAAGGCACATGAGCTATTTCACCAACCATTCGACACTGCTCTGCAATCAGGGCGGCCTTAGCCTGGAAGTGCTGATCTACAGCTCGCTTAGACTGGAAGTGCCTAGCGCCAGCAACAGAAACATCGGTACACGGCGGAAAACCGGCAACAAATGCGACTCGCCCCGATTTAATCGCTCTTGAAATCTCAGGAGCCATTTCAAGGATAGTTCCGTTGTTATCGCGCTGAGGGTCAACATGTAACGCCTCGTATCCAGCATCACGCCACGGCTTTGTGAAAATACCTGTGTAGTCGCACAGGCTGATAATTATGCCTTTGCTCATTTCACTTCAACAGCCGTAGCCGCCCCCGGTGTTTTGATGCCCATGCTCTTGCATACCAAGTGCTCTGCGCAATAACTGTTTTTAGCTCGCACGGTTCTTTTCTCGACACGTCCGCTTTGCGTGTGAACTGTGACCATGAATAATTTACTCATTGCCAGACTCCAGAAGCTCGGGGTTATCGTACTTGTTGCCGCACAGCTTCACGCTGTCCATTATATGAGTTGCGCACTCATAGCCTTTAATATGTTTTAAATGAGACTGAATTCCAAAATAACCGTCAGCCGTGATCTCTAATTCAAAAACGCCTTCGCCAATGATGCTGGAAAGGGCAACAACATCCCCCTCAAACAATTCTTTTCCTTCATCATCCTTTATGCTTAAAAACTGCCCGACAGTCTCTGGATCAACAGCAATCGGATACCCACCAAGCGGAACAATCGCATGTTCGTCAACATATTGAAGTCCTTTCACATAGTATCCGTATGCCCATGCACCAGTTTTTAACGACTTCCCACGAAACTTAATCTCTCTCATTTCCTATTCCTCAGCATCTCTTTCATCAATTACAACGCCGTGAGCAACTAATCCTGATTTCACCTCGCCACGTATCGACATCTCTTCTTCGTTAGGAATTCTGCAAGAAATAATTCCAGCAAAAATACGCAATCTGCACCATATAGTTTTTGCTGAAATAGAAAGTCCAGCCTTGATTCCCCAGCCAGCCTCGATTCCCCAGCCAGCCTCGATGCCATCGCCAGCCTCGATTCCACAGCCAGCCTTGATGCCATCGCCAGCCTTGATTCCACAGCCAGCCTCGATTCCACAGCCAGCCTCGATGCCATCGCCAGCCTTGATGCCATCGCCAGCCTTGATACCACGGCCAGCCTTGATTGAAAACTCAACCTTTAAGCCACCTTTAACCAAAACCTCTCCTGCAAAGAAAAGGGATTTACCTTCAAAACTTTCAAGCTCAAGAATAGAGTCTGTCGATCCAATTTCTCTTAGTAGCCATTCCGCAAAGTCAGGCCGCCCAATATCAGCGCACTTATCAAGAATATCCTGATACTCACCGCCATCTGGGAAAGCATCATTAAAAACCTTAATGCCTTCTGAACACGCACCTTTCTCTTTCAAAACTTCTTTTGTAATAAACATTTACTTACCCCTTTTTAGCATCTCTTTCATTGCCTGCAGTGCAGACTCGCCTTTGTAGGTTATGGCCGAATAACCGGCAGGTAAATTCGACCCTTGTATTACTGCTGATAATGGTCTGGCGCCAAATCACGAACCTGCAAGAACTCTCCGCGCCATGATGCCTTGATTCGACCTGTTGGACCGTGTCGGTTTTTTTCGTAATTAAGCTCGATAATTCCCTTAAGGTCAGACTCGTCATGGTATGCCTCGTCTCGATACAGCATGATAATCTGGTCCGCCTCCTTCTCGATGATTGATGCGTCTGATAGATCACCCTGAAGCGGCCTTTTGTCGGTCCGTTTATCAACCTCTCTGTTTACCTGCGCCAAAGCCACAACAGGTATGCCAAGTTCACGCTGTAGCGACTTCAAGGTTGGGACCACCTCGGACATTACCTCAGTGACATTCTTTTGGTTTTTAGTGGTGGACCTTATGCGCTGGATGTAATCCACAAAAATAACGTCAACATTATCCTGATGCTTCCACTTCCTTGCTTGCCGGACCAGTTCTTGAATAGTGATAGATGGGTTGTCGTTGATAAGGCTGTTTGTCTTTAAAAGCCGGTCAGCGCCTATCATCATCTTGTCAAAATCTTCAGCCTCCATCTTTCCGGTCCGCATGTTGTGCATTGATACGGTCCCAGCAATAGCTAGGCAACGCTCGCCTATCTGGTCGTGACCCTGTTCAGAGCTAAATATTCCGGTCCTAACTCCGGTCCCGATAGCCATGTTAAGCATTACGGCAGTTTTACCCATGGCTGGACGAGCACCGATTACAATAAAGTCATTATGGAACCCACCCATCTTTTCGTTAATCTCCGACAGACCGGTAGGAATACCAATGGTCCCGCCTTCAAGGTGCCTTTTGTACGACTCCTCTACTTTTGATACTGCAGCCTTTGCCGCCTCTTGCATGGTCCACTCGTATTTATCCTGCCCTTTATCCAATGCCATAAGCTCATAGATAATGAAATCAACGGCTGAATCTTCACCGGTTGAAAGCAGGTTATTACCTTCAGCAATAATCATCATCGCTTTGCGCTTCATGGCCTGCTTACGGACGATCTCAGCTTTATGTTTGGCAAGATCGACCTTGACCGTTGCCACCCTAGAAGCATCGATACACTGCGGCAAGTAATTCATGCCGGTTGATCGTTCAAGTCGGTCCGCCACGGTCGTCACATCGTAAACCGTGTTCTCAGTGATCAACGCCTGAATCTCTGAGTAAATCTTTCCGTAGACCTCAGAGCTAAAATGCCACGCTTCCAGAGTGATCTGTTTTGCCAGGGAAGGTGACATAATTAGTCCGCCGATCACCTGCTGTTCGATTTCAATTAGGTTGCTCATAGGTCGTTAATCTTTCGCTGTTGCTGATGCGGTTGCTGAGAACTGTTAAAGGTCCATTGCTCCTTGAAGTGCTCATCAGGGCCCAAGAACGTAGACATCTGCATCACAAAAGGCGTATTCAGCTTTTGCTGTTCTTCAAGGTGCTTTTTGTACCGGAGCAATCCTGCCATCATTTCATCGTGTGTTGCATTAGCCTTTAGTCTTGCAGTGTATGCCTGGTAGGCTTTGCGCTTAGGATTGGCACCTTGACGCTCTGGTTTTTGCTTCCATAGCTCCTCAAACTCTGACGGGTATTCTTTTTTTTGCTTAACAGGATTCTCTGCCGGTTTATCGTCAGATGAACCTAGTATTTCTAAATCTTTGTTATCTTCTTTGTTATATATGGATTGGATCTGATCCTTGCAGGGTATTGAATCCAATCCTTGCAAGGTATCGTTTTCAATACTTGCGGGTTCGTTTTTTGGGTAGTATTTACTGCGATTGACAGACATTGTTCGGCGTTTGCCAGCCTGGGTATGTTTGGTGTTTCTGATAAGCCATCCTTTCTTTTCCAGTGAAGAAAGAACAGATTTAACGCGGGGAACTGATAGCTGGCTGAACTCTGCCAGATACTCATTGCTTGCAAAACAAGGCCCGGTAGTTGATAGCGCCTCAATTTCAGCGACAAAAAACTTCTCCTGCATTGTCAGCTCGGCACAAAGCCAAACCTGTGCAGGTATCCAAATGCCGGTAAATTTATGATTCATTGTATAACCTCTTGGAACAGAGGCAAGTTGCAGACGCGCTTAGGATTGGTATAATTGCGCGTACAACTTGCTTGGTTGTGTCGAAATTAGCCCTGACCGGATGCCCGTCCGATCAGGGTTTTATTTTATCAGGTGTTTGGTTGCTGGTCAGCTGCAATAGCCGCCATCTCTTCAAAGTCAATCTCGCACGATCCGTGACA